ACAAGGAACTGTCCACCCATTTTAAAGTGAAAGAATTTGCCTGCAAGGACGGCTCCGATGCCGTGCTGGTAGCGCCCCGGCTGGTGATGGTGCTCCAGAGCCTCCGCAGTCACTTCGGCACGGCTGTGACCATCAACAGTGCCTATCGGACACCCCAATACAACGCCAAGGTCGGTGGCGTGGCCCACAGCCAGCACTGCTACGGCACGGCGGCTGACATTGTGGTGCGGGGCAAGACCCCGGCGCAGGTGGCGGCTTATGCGCGGCAGCTGATGCCTGACTGGGGCGGTGTGGGCGTATACAGTCAGAAGGGCTTTACCCACATTGATGTGAGAGAGGTCAAATCTGACTGGAACGGATAAGGAGACACTATGAACAAAACCATTTCAGAGGTCATCGCCCAGACGCAGGCGGTACGGCCTGACCTCTACACGGATGAACAGATCACCGGCTGGCTCTCTGAATTGGACGGGCAGTTAAGCGTGGAGCTGCTGAAAACGGACCCAGTATCCTATTCGTGGCCGGAGGACGCCGGAACGGAGCTGCTGGTTCCCCATCCGTATGACCGCCTGTATCACTTGTATGTAATCGCTATGATCGATTTGTACAACCGGGAAACAGACCTGTACACCAATGACATGGCCGTGTTCAACAGCGCCATGCAGGAATACCGGAGCTATTACCGGCGGACGAACCGACCGGCAGCGGACGGGAATTGGTTCAAGACCATGTAAGGAGGGGCTATGTATCTTCCAAGTCTGAAATACGCAGAGCAGAAAACGAAACAGCAGATCGTAGAGTTTTTGGGGATCAATTTCTCCGACAACTTTACGGACGGGAATTTTTCTGCCTGCCGGAACCTCTCTACCCGCAGGTATCCCTATCTGTCTACACGGCTGCGGCGGCTGCCGGTGGGGGACTATGTGTCCCCTACCGCCGTGACCGCATGGAACAAGCTGGTGGTGGTGGACGGTACGAGCCTGATCTATGACGGCAATGTGGTTGGAACCGTGACGGCAGGTGAAAAGCAGTTTGCCGTGGTCAACACAAAGCTGGTGATCTGGCCGGACAAGAAATATCTGGATCTGAACACGTCCACGCTGCACGAACTGGGAGCCAGTGCAGAAAAGGCCAACGCCGTTGTGACCACCGACAGCATCACCATGACGGGGGCAGGGCTTTCCTCCAAATTCTCCGCCGGGGACGGGATCACGATCTCCGGATGCACCACAAAAAAGGAAAACAACAAGGATATCGTCATCAAAGCCGTGGATGGAGACAAACTGACATTCTCTGCCAACGCATTGGCTGCCTGCACGGAAGCGGGCACCATGAAAATCGAGCGGAAGATCCCGGATCTGGATTTCATCTGCGAGAGTGAGAACCGGCTTTGGGGTGTGAGCAACGCCAACAAGACCATTTACGCGTCCTCTTTGGGCGATCCGAAAAACTTTTTCGTGTATCAGGGGATCTCCACGGATTCCTACGCGCTGGCGGTCGGCTCTGCCGGGAATTTTACCGGGTGCTGCAAGCTGAGTTCCTCCGTGCTTTTCTGGAAGGAAAATCTGTTGCACAAGATTCTGGGCAGCTACCCTGCGGAATACGCCCTCTATACCTCGGACATTACCGGGGTGCAGGAGGGAAGCTTCAAGAGTATGCAGGTCATCAATGACGTTCTCTTTTACAAGGGGCCGGACGGTGTGTACGCCTATTCCGGCGGTACGCCGTCTCTGGTATCCCAGACGTTCGGAGCCAAGCGGTTTACGGATGCCGTCAGCGGGACGGACGGCAAGAATTACTATATGTCCGCTAAAAGCGGCGGCGTGTGGCACCTTCTGGTGTATGACACCCAGCAGGGAGTATGGATGGAAGAGGATGACACGGAGGCACTGGATTTCTGCCGGTACAACAGTTTCCTTTACATGCTGTCCTCCGACGGGTCCTTGTGGTCGCTGGATGCGGACACTGGCAGTGAAATCATTGACTGGAGCGCCACGTTTACGCCCTTCTACGAGACCATGGAGGGGAAGAAGGTGTATTCCTCCCTGTATCTCCGGTTTGAGCTGGGAGAGAAGGCGTGGATGCAGGCGGAGGTACGGTGCGACAACGGGAAATGGGAGAAGATCGGGAGCCTTCACGGGAAAGGCCCGCAGCTTCTCCCGGTACGGCCAAGACGGTGTGACAAATATGAGGTACGGCTGTCCGGGCAGGGCGCGTGCGCGATCCTTGGCATGATCCGGCGGTTCCGGGTGGGTTCGGAGGTGTAGCATGGCGATTTTCGACAAGGAATTGAACCATCTGGACCCGCAGGACGCTGCCGGGAGCCTGCGGACGCTGGAAAACTATATCTCCTATATGCGGGAGCGGTTGGAGTTCAACAATTCCAATCTTACCCGCACCCTGTCCTCGGCGGGAACCAGTACGGCGGAAATGGTGCTGATCGTGGCGGCGCTGCAGAACAACGTACAGGCCATGCAGTCCAGCGTCACGGCGATGCAGGGGCAGATCACCACCTTGGAGACAACGGTTTCCGGGCTGAATAACAGCATACAGACATTGAGCCAAAACGTGACGGCGCTGCAATCCTCTGTGGGCACTCTGCAATCGGACGTCGCTACGCTTAAAACCACCGTGCAGAACATCGACAAGCGCGTCACTGCGCTGGAAGCAAAAGGAGGGACCACCTGATGGCAGGGTACTATGACAAAAACAAAGACTATTCCAAGGAATTACAGCGGACAGACCTATCCTCTTCGGAACGGGCACAGCTGACGCAGGAGCGGCAGAACAAGATCAATGACAAATATGGTGGCAAGGAACCGAATATGACCGGCTCTAACAAGACCTACAGCCAGACCTACGGCGGCAGCTCCGGCGGGGCCAGTGGCAGCAGCAAAGGCAGCTTCGGCGGCATTGAGTATGACCGCAGCAACAACGGCGGCATTTACGGCGTACCGACCAGTAATTCCCAGCGGAAGAATTACAAGCAGGGCGGCGTGACCTATCAGGTAGGCGCAGATATGAGCAGACGCCCTGATCTGGCGGGCGGATATGCGGTGTCCAACGGCTATACCGTGTTTTACGATAAGGACGGCTACGCCAAAAAGGCCGTGAAGGGTGTGGCGGATTATACGCCTCATCAGGACATCAACGCCGGGAACGGCAGCTATAACAAAAGCGGCGCATGGACGGATAACGAAATGCTGACGGCTGCTGACCGAAAGAAGATTGCGGATATCCGGGCGCAGATGCAGGTGGGGAAGATCACAGGCGATCAGGCAAACCAGGCGGCAAACGCCATTCGTGCCAGATATGGCTACACCATTGATAAAAATGGCTATGTGACGGACAGCGGGGCACTGTCTGCCACGAACGATCTCCGGCGGCGGCTTGGCCTTTCAACAGATCCGGAGAACGCGGAGCTGGGCTATTACCGGTATCTGATGGGCACGGACACATCCCCCCTCGCGCAGGCGGCAGGGCAGGTGAAGTCCTACGAGGACTTTATGAAGGACTATACGCCGGGACAGCAGATCACCTATCCCACAGTGGGAAACGTGGACATTCTGCAGGGGCTGGTCAACAACGGGTTCAACACCAGCGACGCCGGGAGACCGAGCTTTGACTATACCTACGATTCCGAAATGCGGGCGCTGATCGATCAGATCCTCAACAGTAATCTGGCGGACTGGAAACAGGGAAATCAGTATGCTGCCCTGCGTGACCAGTACGCGGCCAACGGCCAGATGAGTATGGCTGATCTTCTGGGGCAGGTATCCTCCCGCACCGGCGGTCTGGCATCCTCCTACGCGGCCAGTGTTGCCAATCAGGAATACAACGATTGGATGAGCAAACTGGAGCAGGCTGCCAGAGAAATGTATCAGCAGGACCGCAGCGACAAGCTGAACAGTCTGGGCATGCTGAGCGATGCCTATGACCGGGAATACGGCGAGTACGGAGACAAGCTGAACCAATGGAACGCGGACCGGAATTTTGCCTATCAGCAGGCGCAGGACGCGCTTGCCAACCAGTGGAAGCAGAAAGAATGGGACTACAACATGTCTCAGGACGAGTGGAACAAGGCGGCGCAGCAGGCAGATATGATGGCGTCCTACGGTGATTTCTCCGGCTACAAGGCGCTTGGCTACACCGACAGCCAGATTGAAAGCATGCGGCAGGCGTATCAGATCGCGCAGACGGCAAAGGCGAAGAGCGGACGCGGTGGGAGCAGCGGAGGAAAGAAAAGCGGGGATAGCGGCATGAAGTTGAGCGTTGCAAAGGACAACGCCAAACAGGGTATTTTCACGCAGGATGTTCTGGATGCGTTCCACAATGCGGGATATAGCGATGAATATCTGGAAAGCGCCTATGGATATGAACAGCCCAGCGCTGCCGGTTCAGGCAATGTCCCTAATTTTGGCGATTTGAAGCGTTCGATTCAAACGCTGGTCGCACAAGGCAGTGGAGACAGAGCGTTCCAACTGTATAATCAGTATTTCGACAGTTTAAGCACCAAGCAACAGGAAGAATTGAACCGTATGCTGGGAGCGTAGGAGGCGTGATATGGCACAAAAACTGGATCGGTCTTATTTCGGAACAGGCAATCGCAAAACGGCAACAGGCACGAACAAAAAAGACACGTCCGGCGCGGCGGAAACTGTACAGAAGCTGGACCGGAGACACTTTAATAAACCGGAGAGCGCCCCCGCTGCGGGGGCCTCTCCGCAAAAGAAAACTGCGCCTGCGACGGCTCCCGCAAAGAAGCAGAGCGGCCGGCCTATGGACAATGTTGGCCGGAAGAACACGGCAAACAGCCGCCTGCTGCAGGGCATTCAAAAGCGGGAGCCGCGTGATACCGGCAATACGCCTTCCTTTGCGGACCGTGTGGTGAATACTGTTAAGGGCGGTGCGAAATCGTCTGCGGCGGCGTATACCAACGTAGGTGGTGTGCTGGCAGAGGGGGCTGGCTACCTGAATACCCGAATCGCCAATCAGAACGCCGGAGCGGCCCTGCAAAGCGACCATGACGCGGTGAAGCAGTATGAAAAGATGCTGCGGGACGTAAAGTGGGCCGACGGCAAGCCCATGACGGCGGTGGACGTACAGCAGGTGCAGAAATACCTTTCTGCCGCAAAACGCCGGATCGCAGCCCATGAGGGCTACACCAAAGCGGTTGAGCAGTCCGACAAGGAGGTGGCTGATCAGGCATACCGGAAGGCGGACGAGCTTGCCGGAAGCGCGCAGGCTGATTTGGAGCGGGCAAAAGAAGGCGTAGGATTCCTTGGCAACATGCTTGTAGACGCAGGCGCATCCATAACCCAGACCGGTCTTGACGCGATCCCAAGCATTCTGACAGGCGGCGCGCTGGGCATGGCTCCGTTTGCGGTGCGCGCCTTCGGCGGGGCTACCCAGCAGGCACGTCAGGACGGCGCGGATTACAAGGGGCAGCTTTTGTACGGTACGGCATCTGCCGCAAAAGAGGTTTTCACCGAAAAGATGTTCAACATTGCACTGCCCTTCGCAAAGGCATACGGCGGCGGTGCGCTGGATGATGTGGTGGAGCGCGGCATCCGCAGCGCAGTAGACAAATTTGCCAAAACGGAAGCCGGTAAAAAGGTGCTGGGATCGGCGCTGACCTTCGGAGCCGGAGCGGTTGGTGAAGGCTTAGAAGAGTTCATTGGCGACTGGATGGAATGGCAGCTGCCCCGCATTTACGGCGGCGATGTGGCTACGGCGCAGGAAACGCTTTCTGATTCTTTGTATGATTTCCTGGTGGGCGCGACGTCCGGCGCGATGGGCGGCATCGTCAGTCCTAACACATATCGTTATGATCTGGGCACAGCCCAGCAGGGCGCACAGGAGCGCGCAGACGTTCAGGAGGGTACACGTACCACCCCCGCACAAATGGACGCACAGGTCCCACAGGAAAGCGCGCAGAGGGCCATCCAGGAAGCCGTCCAGCGGCAAACAGTGAGCAATCCCGTTTCTATGGAGGAACAGGTCTTGCGGCAGCGAGAAGCCGCCGTGCAGAAAACCTTTACCGGCATTGCAGACAAGCTGGGGGACAACGGCAGGAAGGCGTTTCAGACGGCGTATCAGGGGACGGACCGTGGGGACTACACCGGAGAATTTCTGCGGGCGTATCACGCAGGCATGACCAACCAGAAGAACCCCAACAGCACCAGCGCGGTATCCTTTGCGGCGTATGCGGCAGGGCAGAATGACGCGGCGGCGTCTCTTGCAAGAGAGAAGCGGGCGGCGCAGTTTGCTAAGACCGCCGGAACGGACAGCGGCCTTGTGTTCGACGATTATGTTTCCCGTGAAATGGACAGTTCTGTTGCCGACGAGGTAAACACCGTGTCCAAGGCATTGGGCGTGCGGACGCGGATGGTGGATCAGGTGCTGGGCGGAAGCGCAAACGGCCAGATCACCGGCAGCGACGTTCTGATCGCAAAGGACGCGGTGGACCCTGCTTTGCAGGTGGTAGGCCACGAGTGGACCCACCGTGTACAGGAGCTGGCACCGGAGCAGTACCGGGCGTTCCGGGATGCTGTCACCAGTATCCCCGACGTGCAGGAAGCGGCGAACATCCTGCTTGACCAGTACAACCGGGCGGGCGTTGAAACCAGCTACGAACAAGCATTGGACGAGGCTACCGCCAACTATGCCGGTGAGATGATCGCCAACAGCGACGTGCTGGACGATTTCATCCGGAAGCACAGCACCGACCGGACGCTGCTGCAAAAGCTGCGGGATGCCATTCATGAGATCGTTGGCAAGCTGACCGGCAGAGCCAAGCGGCAGGCCCAGACAGTGGAGGGCAAGCTGCAGGCGGCATTTGAAGCGGCCAGCAAGCAGGCGGAGAACTTGCAGAACCGGCAGACTGATGGTACAATCAGTGAGACGAGATATGCCGCAAAGGGCAAATACTGGAGACCGAACCTGACGCAAAAGGAATGGCTTCTGCTGAACAGCCACATGGAGCAGGAAATCACGGATTCCGCCCACACGCTGGATGAAGCTACACAATGGGCCTATGCAAGCGAAAAGGGCAATCAGGTCTTTGCCATTTACGGCATTGGAGACGGTACGGAAGCCACGCCGCTGTATGCGGTAGGCGGCAAAAAAGCGGCGGCGCAATATGAAGTTTTTAAGCTTTGGATGGAGGGTAGTAATGGAGAAATTGACCGAAATCGAAAAAGTCTTGATCGGATATTTGAAAACATCAAAAGCAAGAGCGGGCGTGCAGGCAACAACGTTTCTGCTGCTGAGAGAGGAACCGCAGCAGATGGAAATGTGCGAATTTCTCTCGAAGAACGAGGCGGCAACGGAACAGCAAATTCTGAATCAGGCCAGGAAAATCGCCGGGTAAGCACCAAGTTTTCCCTAAAAACCGACAGCCAGGGCCGCGAACTGACGGAACAGCAGCGGGAGTATTTCAAAGATAGCAAAGTTGTTGATAGTAATGGCCAACTCAAAGTCATGTACCGTGGCGGGAACGGGGATTTCACGGTATTTGACCGGAAGAAATCCAGCTATTCCAATCTGTACGGCAGAGGCTTCTATTTCACGGATAGCGAGGCCCACGCCAAACAGTACGGAAATGCAAGAGCGTTTTATCTAAATATTACTACGCCAGTCTCCACAACGGAAACTACCATCACCCGCGATCAGATGCGAAAATTCCTCAAGGCCGTGGCTGCCAACGAGGACGATTTCAGCTTTGAGAACTACGGATACGACGCGACGGTGAGCAGCGTTCTGAAATCGGTCTACGGCAAGAGTGACTTCGCTATGCTTTACGATGTGAACCAGACCGCCATTGGCGATATGGTAGCGGCGGTGGAGCTGTTCAACGAGGTCAACGGGACCAACTATGATGGTCTTATTCTTGACACGGAGACGGTGGCTTTCCGGTCCAACCAAATCAAGAACGTTGACAACAAGGCCCCTACCAGCAATCCGGATATCCGCTTTTCGCTGAAATCTCCCGTTGAGGAAACGGACAAGCTGATCGCCGTCCACAACAAGGATGAGGCCAGCATCATGTCCGCGCTGAAACTGGGCGGACTGCCCATGCCGTCTATTGCCGTGGTCAAGGCAAAGGCCGGTCACAGCAAATATGGCCCCATTTCCCTGCTGTTCAGCAAGTCCGCCATTGACCCGCAGGCGGACAGCCGGAACAAGGTATACGGCGGCGACGCTTATACCCCCACTAACCCCGGTGTGGAATATCCGGTAAACGCGAAGGCCGCGCTGGCTGTGGAGGGCAGGATCAACGAGCTTTCCAAGAAAGTTGCCAACGGCATTTTTGCCAGCAGCAGCGTACTGAGAAGTCACGGCATTGAGGAAGTCAGCACAGATTCTCCCATCAAAGCGGCGGAGATCCTCGCAAGGGATGACGCGGTGAGAGCCGCGTATCTGGAAGCCCACGGGAAAGAACTGAAACCGGTTTATCAGGACAAGGTGTGGGACAAGTACGGAAATGATACCGTGCAGACTGTGCTGGACGAGATCGGCGTACAGCGGCTTGCGGAGATTAACGCCAATTTTGAACTGGGGCAGTCCGTTAAGACCGCATTGGGGGATGACGCGGAACGGCTCCGGAATATTTTGCGAGACTATTACCGGGACACGGGCGAGGCGCTTTTACAGAGAATGGCCCAAAAGCGAGGCTGGACGCAGGAAGAAATTGCCGAGAAGCGAGATGCCCGCATTGAAAAGAGCATGGAAAACGTCAGCCCGTTTACGCTGGAAAGCCTTGCCCGCCACGCATGGGACTACTATCAGGACGGCGGGGCAACCAAGGGCGAGATCGACCGCTGGGGCACACAGGACAAACTGCACGAAATGACCGACGGCGAGGACGTGAAGGGCTGGGTCGAAAAGCAGCTCACCGGCGTCTTTGGGGAACCGGGCATCAACAACGGAAAGGATCCGTACACATCTTCCGGCAATCGCCGCAGCTTCAACCAAACCCATTACAGCTACACGCTGGAAAATATTGTAAAGGCCATGCAGGAAACCCAGGAGGAACGCGGCGGACAGGTATCCGGCGTGACTGCCGGAGGCTTACAGGCCAGCGCGGTGCCATCTTACCGGACCATTCAGGAAATCCGGGAGGACAGCGGGCGGCTGGGAGCCGTGGACACGGACAGCTATAAGGCGCAGCTGGGAGATGTGGAGGCAAAAATCCGCGCCGTAACTCAGCGAATCATGCAGACCACAAAAGCCCATACCGACAATTCCTTTGAAGAGGGCGAGATCATCGGCACCGTGCTAATGGAGGCCGCAAAGGGCAAGCGCACCATTGATTCCATTATGCGGACGTTCGCCAAAGAGGGCTACAGGATCAGTAACGTGACGGCAAAGCAGATTCAGGAATTGTATCGTTCTGCCGCCGCTCTGCCAACGGAATACTTTGAAGCCAAGCCCCAGCGGGCCGTTGGGTTCAATGAGGTTCTGGCGGCGGTGATTCCGGATGACAGCAGCGACCGCCTGAAAACCGCCTTGCGGAACGCCGGTGTCAACACGGTGGAGTATATCGCTGGAGACGAAGCGGATCGGCTTGCAAAGGTCAACAGCGTGGATGACGCGAAATTCTCCCTAAAGGGCACGGAGAACGCGCAGGAGATCGCGGCGCTGAAACGGGAGAACGAGAGCCTGAAAGAGCGGGTTGAGTATTGGAAGGGCCAGACCAGACGGTCTCAGGGCGTGACCACTGACCGGAAATCCGTTCAGAAGGCGGCGGATGCGCTGGTAAAGGACTACGGCGCGGAGATCAGCGGCAGCGACATTGCCGGAGATCTGCAAAGCCTGTATGACTACATTGCCAGCGGCAAGGACGGCAGGGACGAGCTGACCTATGCAGAGGCGCGGAGACGGTCTGATGCCATTGCGGAGCGGATCGCAGAAAGCGCCGTGGAGGTGGATGACCGGGCATACAAGGAATACGCTGGTCTGCGAAAGTATCTGAAAGACACCAAGCTGACGCTGACGGAAGCGGATGCCGCCGAGATCACGGACTTCAACGAGTTCCGCAAGAGCTTGTTCGGCAAGCTGAAAATCAGCAAGGGCGAACACACCAATGTTGACCAGATCTATTCCGAGCTGTCCAGTCAGTACCCGGAGTTTTTCAACGAGGCACAGGATACCAACATCTCCGATCAGGTGCAGCGGATCGCGGACGTGGCGAACCGGCTGTACAAGGTGACGGAGTACAACCCCTTTGAAGGCTATATGGGGCAGGCCGTGGCGTCTATCTCCAATGATATCATGGACCGGTTCTTTAACCTTCCTCAAACGAAAACGACCTTTGCGGACCGGGCAGCGGAGCAGGTGCAGGAAGCCAGATTTCAGGGCAGACAGGCGGCGAATGACGCCTTTTTGGCGGGCCAGATGGCCCAGGGCAAACGGGACGCAAAGCAGCTAAGAAGCACGGCGCAGGCATTGGCAAAGGAACGGACCCGGCGTGCGGAGCAGGTGCAGGCATTGAAGGAGCGTTACCGGGAGAAGGACGTGACCCGGCGGGACAATCAGAAGCGGAGAGAACTGCGGGCTAAGATTGTGCGCCATGCCAGCGCATTGTCCCAAAAGCTACTGCGGCCCACGGACAACCAGCACATTCCGGAGGATATGCGCTCTGCCGTGGCAAAGGTGCTGGAAAGCATCAATCAGGAGAGCAGCCCCAATGCACGGTCCTTTACGCTGGACCCCGTGACGGGGGAGCGGATCTACAAGGAGCCGGGCACGCCGACAAACCGGACGGTGGCGTTCCAGAATTTGAAGGAGCAGTATCAGAAGATCGCCCAGGATGGCGATATGGTGGTGGACCCGTCTCTTCTGGGCGGTGACGATGTGACCGGTGGATTCAGCGAGGTCATCAAGATGGGCGACACCCGCCTTGCGGATCTGACCACAGAGCAATTAAAAACCATGTGGAACGTGCTGAAATCCGTGGAGCATTCCGTGACCACGGCAGGCAAGACGCTGGCGTCGGAGAAATTCGCGACCACCAAGCAGTTTGCCGATGCGCTCCGCATGGACGGCATGACCCGGCGGCGGAAACTGGGGAACAACGTAGCGATCAGTCTGGAAACGCCTTATACGTTCTTTGCCCACTTCGGGCAGACCGGCAAGGACATTTACCGGATGCTGCGGAACGCGCAGGACCATCAGGAGATCATGGCGCGGGATGTGGCGAAGAAGGTTCACCAGATTCTGGGCGACGCGAAAACCGGCATCCGCGAAAACGCGGTGACGTCCATGAATGAGGAAGTCCACCATTTCACCACAACGGAAGGCCATGAGCTGGACCTGACCACGGCACAGGCCATGGAGCTGTATCTTCTGAGCGAACGCAAGCAGGCGGAGGACCACCTGCTGAAAGGCGGCATCGTGCAGCCGGAGATCAAGATCCCCGGCAAGACCAAGATCCCCAGAGGAACGGACGTGATCCATCTTTCCGCAGAGGATATCCAGTCCATTGTGAAGGTTTTGACCCCGGAGCAGATCAGGATCGCGGACGGCTTGCAGAAGCTGACTACCGGTGTTCTTGCCAACTACGGCAACGAAGCCAGTATGAAAGCCTACGGCTATAAGAAATTCACGGAGCAGGACTACTGGCCCATTAAATCTGCAAAGGAAGCACTGCACAGCTCGCAGGAGAAGGACAGCGGGAATGTGCGCTCCATTAAGAATATCGGCATGGCGCAGGCTGTGAAGCCCAACGCGGCGACGCCGTTGAGCATCCGAGGGGTGTTTGACACCTTCGCAGACCACGCCTCCGATATGATCGACTACGCGGCGTGGCTGTGTCCCATGGAGGACGCGAACCGGCTGTACAACTTCCAGTTCCGGGACAGTGAAGGCAATCTCATTCAGACCGTAAAGGGCTTCCTGGAAGAGAAGGGCGGACAGGGATCTCAGCAGTACTGGCAGAAGTTAATGGGCGACATCCAGAACGGCATCAAGACCAAGGATTTTGAACCGCTTACGGATAAATTTGCAAAAGGCATCGGAAGCTTTAAGGGCGCTGCCGTCGGTGCGAACGTGCGTGTGGTCATCCAGCAGCCGACCGCCTTTTTCCGGGCATCCGCCGTATTGGACCCTGCTGACATGGCAAGAGGACTGACCGGCGGCGTAACGAAGGGAAACGGATGGGAAAAGGCTTTGACGCATTCCCCCATTGCCATGCGGAAGGATGTAGGCAGCTTTGACATTTCCTCCCCCTACACCCTGAATGACCGTTTTTACGGCAAGGAGGGCATCGCCAATAAGATCAATGACAAGGCTGGCGCTCCCGCAGGGAAAGCGGATGCCGTAACCTGGGGCGCGCTCTGGAACGCCTGCGAGTGGCAGGTGAAGCGGGAGAGACCCAATCTGCGGGCTGGCAGCGGCGAATTTTACAGCGCGGTCAATGAAGTGTTTACCAACATGATCGACCAGACGCAGGTGGTAGACGGCATTTTGCAGCGTTCCAACATCATGCGCGGCAAGAGCGACCTTGCCAAGCAGGCGACCTCGTTCATGGGCGAACCCATCATGAGCCTGAACGTGTTCATGCGGGCATGGGACAATATGCGCTATGAAGAGAACCCTGCTAAGCGGAGCAAGGCCATTAAAACCGTGGGACGTGCGGCTGCTGCTTTGCTGGTGACGGACGTAGTTAACGCACTGGCCCAGAGCGTCGCAGACGCAGGGCGTGACGATGATCCGGACAAGGATTATTGGGAGAAGTTCCTGACGGCACTGACCGGCATTACCGGCGGTGAGAAGACCACCAAGGAGCTGCTGCAGCATATCGTTTTGGAAGGAAACCTTGGGAGCAACATCAACAAGCTTGGAAGCATCCCGTTTGTGAAGGATATTCTTTCCCTGACGCAGGGGTACAGCGTATCCCGGACGGACATGCAGGTGTTTTCTGACATTGTATCTGCCTCTAAAGATTTCACCGCAAGCATGGGCGGCAGCGGCAAAAAGACCAGAGAAGAAGCGCTGACAAATATGTTTGCAGCTTGTTCTAAGCTTTTCGGCCTTCCGGTGGCCAACATCAAGCGGGACGCAATGGCGGCAGTCCGGACGGCTGTTCAAGCTACCGGTAGCGTGGCGCTGGAATATGAATTTGAGAAATTCACATACAATATTTACAGCACCGCAAACAAAAGCCGATACCTGAATCTGGCGTTCAAGGCGCTAGAGCAGGGCGATTTGACCACCTATGAACACATCCGAAAAGAGCTAAAAGACTTCATGGCGCTGGACAACAGCTCCGTTGACAGCAGTATGCGGAGCAAGCTGGACAAGGAACGGGAAAACGATGAGGATTTCAGGCTTCCGGACGCGGCTGCAAGTCTGATCGGTGCGAAAGACCGGTACGGCACCGGCGAGGGCGAGGACAAATTTACGGAAAATGATCTCAGCTCCGATGACTACATCGTATACAGCCGCAGGAAGTCCGAGCTTTACAGCTCCATGGAATCCGGGTTGGAGGACAGCCAGGTGTTCAGGGCCTTCACTGACGAGCAGAAGGACAAGGCCCTGTCCAGCGCGGAGACCTACGCCAAAAAGACGGCACTGCACGAGACGGACAAAACCTATGAGATCACGAACAAGTGGGTGTTGAATGCACAGGAGGCACAGAAGAAGTACGGCATTAAGCCGGAAATTTATGTGGCGCTGAAAACGCAGGTATCCGATCTGGAAAGCGTCAAGGACAGAAACGGGGAGACGATCCCCAACAGCAAGGGGCTGCTGATCATGCAGGCGGTGTACAATATGCCCGGTCTGAGTGAGAAGCAGCGGAACGCACTTTTTGAGTATCTGGGGGTAGGCAAAAGCATCCGGCATTACAACAAGGCGCTCGTAAACGAGAAAGTCCGGAAGAACGCCCGTTTGGCCGGGAAATAACGAAAGGAGATGTGAGGCGGCGGAAACGCCCACGGGATATCCCGTTCTGCAAGCTGAAACTGCGAGCATGAACAGTGAGCATAAGGCGCTGCGGGCTATGCTATCCGGCATGGCCCCCAAGCGGGCGGAGGCGTATATCCAATCCTTTGAGCTGCCGACAGACGAGGAATACTGCCTTGTTCAGATCGACGTCAGACGGCAGTCTTACACGCAGGTTTCCGGGCAAATGAACGTATCTCCAGAGTACATCAAGAAATGCAGACGGCGAGCCTATTCCAAAATCACTGACGCCGTTAAGCACTCATAAACAAGAACCCAAACAAAGACCTTTTTCAGGCCGTTTGTTTGGGTTCTTTTTTTGTATCATAAAAATAGAAAGAAGGTGCTGACATGATGTATCCATACGGCTATCCACCGTCCATGAGAGTGTCTCAGCAGGAGATTATCCGGGTCAACGGCAGAAATGGCGCTATGTCTATCCAGATGGCTCCCAGTAGCAGCGTTCTGGTGCTGGATGAAACGGCACCCCTGGTATGGCTGTGCCAGACGGACGGGGCGGGGTATCTCACTGTGACCCCCTTTGACATTGCGCCCCACCAGGAGGCCCCACAAGTCAGCGTGAACGATTTGAGCGCAAGGCTCGCACGATTGGAGGAGATCGTCAATGGGAAATCCGATGCTGCCCCTTCTGAATCAGAATAATTCCGGTGTCAGTCAAGCCGTGCAGATGTACAAGGCGTATCAGACGGCGCAAAACCCGGCGCTGATGCTCCAGCAACTGACGGCGCAGAATCCAATCCTTTCTCAAATCCGGCAGATGGGGAACCCGCAGCAGACATTTTACTCCCTCTGCCAGCAGCGGGGCGTAGACCCGCAAAGCATCTTATCTCAATTTCAGTGATCCTGACGGGGTGCACACCGTTTGGAAATAAATGAACGGAGGACACACCATGAATGAAGGTTTGACCCCTGCTGACATTGCGGCTGTGAATGGCAACAATGGTTGGGGCGGCTTCGGCAATGAGGGCCTTTGGCTCTTCGCAATTCTGGCCCTGATGGGCGGCGGTTTCGGCAACTGGGGCAATCGAGGTACGGGCGACCGCAACGCCACCGTGGGTGACGTGCAGCGGGCTACCGACTTTGCGGCTCTGGAGCGCCAGAACAACGAGACGGTGGCAGCAGTCCGGCAGGCTGCCTATGACAACCAGGGAGCCATCAAGGACGGCAACTACAACGTGCTGGGAGAAATCCGGGACTTGCAGTCTGCCGCTGCATCCGGCTTCGCCAGACAGCAGGAGTGCTGCTGCGAGACCCTGCGGGCGATTGACGGCGTGAATTACAACGCTGCCATGAACACCGCCAGCATCAACGCCAACACCACTGCCCAGACCCAGAAGATTCTGGACGCGATTTCCGGCAACCGCATGGCTGACATGCAGAACCAGATCAACCAGCTCCAGCTGCAGGCAGCCCTGTGCGGCATCCCTCGCACCACGCCCTACGGCTACGGTATCGTGCCGCAGTTTGCCGGGTGCAACAGCAACATCTAAAGGCCCATTTGGCCGGGTTACGGGCGGGGCCAGTGCTCCGCCCATTTATTATTAGGAGGTTATTTATATGAGCTGCAAATCTTTGATTTACACCGCGATGCAGACACCGACTGCCGTTGCGGTGAATGGCATTATCCCTCTGGGAACCATCGTCCGGCGCTACGGATGCAACTGCAATCTGAACGGAAACGGGATCGCCATCAACGGGCAGGGCTACTACGATGTGGACGTGTCTGTTGAAGCCGTCCCCGACGCCGCCGGAACGGTGGCGGTTCAGCTTTTGAAGGACGGCGTTGCCGTCCCCGGCGCAACTGCTGCCGCTACGGTGGCGGCTGTTGCTAATACCATGACGCTGGCATTCCCTGCGACTGTCCGGCTTGGCTGCTGCTCCACCGGTTCCGTGCTGACCCTGCTGCTGACCGGCGCGGCTTCCACCGTCAACAACGTTGCCGCACGGGTTGAGAAGATCTGAGGTGGACTATGGGCATGAACAAAGACCAGATCGCGGAATATCTGGAAAAGCTGGAACATGGCATTTCTGAGTATATGCGGATGCCAGCCAGCGAACGATCCGCCTGCGCGATCCGCGGGATGCTGGACTGCTGGTCTGCGCTTGCCGCCATGAAAGACTGCACCCGCTCGTCTGACGGTTTTACAGAACAGGATGCGACGGCGTGGTCTGCAATGCTCCGAAACGAGGACGGTACCACAGGCCCCCATTGGGGCGTTGACCAGACTACTGCTGTTGCGGAAAGTATGGGAATGACCTGGGAAAAGGTTTCCCGGCCCTGCTGGTGGATCACCATGAACATGATGTATTCCGACTATTCCGGCGTGGCTGAAAAGTACGGCGTGTCCATTGCGGAGTTTTACGCGGATATGGCAAGGGCATTTCTGATGGACAAGGACGGACCGGGAGCAAAGAAAAAGCTGGCGGCGTATTACCACGGGATCGTGGAACATGAATAAATTATGCCCCCGCCTACAATGGGCGGGGGCGTTCCATAGATTACATTAACCATTTGGTTAGGTGCAACTATGGAATTAAAGGAAATCGAAGTCTATCCGGCGATCTTGGTACAGCCGGATTTCTTTTAGCTTTAGTTTCCAGAACACTTTTTTGTTTTCTCTGCTAAGTTCTTTATAAATATCCTGCCATCCGGAAAAGAATGCCTTGGAAAGGTCTTTCGCGGATTTTGCGGGAGGTTTGCGGAGCAATGATTCAGCGGATTCTAACTGCGCCGTCAGATCGGCGTAGCGTTTTGCGTATTCATCTTTGGCGATCAGATCGTCGAGATACAGATCAGAAAGTTTAGCTAACTTCTTTTGCAAAGACTTTGCTTTTTCCTCAATTTCTTTGCTATTCTGTTTGGGTTCGTCTTTGGTATTTGCAAAAATTTCAATCTTTGCGTCAATTGTTTCCAGTAAATAGTGTTCAATCGTGGCTTCCATAATATTTGCATGATTGGGGCAGCCCTTATACTGATAGGCACCGTCGCAGCTGTACACATAGGATTCGCCGTTTACGAGCTTGCGCGGCCTGCCGCCGATCCTTCGCCCACAGTCTCCGCATACAAGCAGCCCGGAAAAGATATACGTTCGGTTCTGGGCCACCTTCCGTTGAAGCCGTCTGCGTAGCGTCTGGACGCGGTCAAACTCTTCTGTGGTTAAATATGGCGGGATCGACAGACCGTGCCATTCTCCGACATAGCCGCGATTGTCCAGCATTTTGCTTGCGGTGCGGTATTGCAGTTTCAAATTGGGGACTGCGGAGATCGCATTGTGGATGGAGCCTGTTTCCAGGAACACACTGAAAAACGTTTTGACGTCCGGCTCTGCTGCACGGTCGATCACCGCAAATTTCCCGTCGATCTTGTACCCTTTCGGCAGATGGCCGGTGCAGACTTCGTTTCGGGATTTCTTTGCGTCCAGCACCTTCTTGATCCGCTCCCCTGTCCGGTCTGCTTCGTCCTGGGCTACGGCCAGCATGATATTGATCTTCAAACGGCCTGCGGCGGTGGAGGTGTCATAGTCCTCGTAGATGGTTTTCCAGCACACGTTATGGGCTTCAAGGATCTCCTGCACCTTATAGTATTCGCCGATGTTTCGAAACCAACGGTCCAGCTTCGTGACCAGAATAATGTCAATTTCGTTCCGCTGGACTGCGGCCAACAGTTCCATCATGGCGGGGCGCTTTTCTATTTTCTTCCGGGCTGAAAAACCGGCATCCGGGTAAATGCCGACAACTTTCATCCCGTTTGCTTTGGCGTATTCTTCCAGATCGTTTTGCTGATCGTGGATGGAAAGGCCAAACTTCGCCTGTTCTTCCGTACTGACGCGCGGATAAAGTGCTGCGCGTAAGACATTCAATATTATCTCCTCCAAAAACCGATATTCAAAGCGTGCATATCCATAAATACGCACCAGCACAGCAGCAGGACGATTGCTATGCCCATAACCAGAATCACGCAGTTCCGAATCCGCAGGCCCTTTTCCATGACGTGAATGGTATGGTTTTGCACGTCAATGGTCTGCCGCTTATTTTCAAGGCGGTGTTTCAGCCCGTCCTTTTCCGCCTGCAAGGTTTCTTCCGTGGCGGTACAGTGATCGCCAATACCAAAAAATGCGTCCAAAGACACCCCCAGCGCCGCACAGATACCAGCTGTGGTATAAAGGGCCGGGGATTTGGACGCATGGGCGAAGAAATTATTAACGGTGGAGAGGGGGACGCCGGAAGCATCGGCAATGTCCTGAGCCGTCATGTTGAGGGCGGCTCTTTTTTCGCGGCATAAGTCCTGGATCGTCAAAAAATCGGCCTCCTATATTAAGTTTGTAAGATATGGGCAGCGATAGTACACAATTTCGTTCGGTAGTATACTGCCCGTTTCCCACATTTGGTCATTGCGCTGCCCAACCTGTTTCTGCTACGCTTACATCACGGCAAGCCCACCCCAGCTTGCTGCCCCCGGCTCCACCGCTTGTTGCAGAGGCGGCGGGGCGGGGGAACTTATTGGTTTTCTTTTTCTGCTACCTATGGTATACTGGAATCATACAAATGTACGAAAGGCGGTATGACCATGAAAAACAGCTTTATGGACGAACTCAACAAAGAGCGCATCAGTGACATCTGGGTATGGTGCAAGGTGATGAATGACCGGCTTGAAGCGATGGACAGCAAGCTCGATCTCTTAATCAATCTCGCAAAAGCTGAAGGACGATTCCAGCCACAGACGCAAGAGCCGCAACAGACGCAACGGCAGTTGTGATCCAGAAGCGGCGGGTTTCACGCTTTTCCCGTTCGATAGCTTCCTGCTGGGTCTTTTCCTGCGCTTCCCGCTCCCGCTTAGCCATGATGGTAGGATAATCATCCGGCATTTAGCTTCCCCCTTACTTAGGCGGATTGCATTTACTGCAAGCGGTGTATCCGCTTTTCTTGGCCTCTCTCAATGATATTTGGAATGCCTTACTTTTTGATAAATGGTCGCAGCCTTTTTCATGGTACCGGCTGCCGGAAGGCGTTACATAGACCTTTACGCCGGAAGAATTTGACGCGGAATATTTGCTCTTTGTATCCGCGATGCCTTGCTCATACCCTGCCGCTTCACCTTTTTGATACATGCTTTTCCCGTTGTAATAGCAGAATACAGATAGTCCAATACAACAGATAGCTAATATGGCGGCAGCATATGCAGTCCAGGCCTTTTTGAATTGCTTCCAATAAAAATGATCCAGTTTTTCCTTTGCCAATTCATAGCACAATTTTTGATATTGACGATATTGCAGTGCGTCCATTCCTGCGTTTTCGGCATATTCCTGCAATTCTTCATCGTTTAATGTCAATTCGTATACGATTTGCTGCATTTGGGCATACAAATCTTTTTTCTTCATATATCCCTCGCAACTGCAATGCAGTGGTTTTTTGAAATCTGGGTTGAAACTTGAAATGGAACGTGATATGCTAACAACATGAATCGAACGAATGTACGAACGAAAGGAGCACGGAACATGGACGACGCAGCAATCGAACGGCTGGTGACGTTATGGAAGCACCTGCCACCGGAGGAACAGCTTACATATCTGAATCAGTTGGAACGTGCAGCTGCTGCGCTTTCTGTTCCAGATACGCAATCTCGCGTTCCAGAAAATCAGGAGGAAGTTTTGCAGCAATAACTCTAAGCCTCCGCTCTAAATCGCTCTCGGCCTGCGGGCCGGGGGCGTTTTCTTTTTCCCCGGTGAGGACCTGCTCCACCGACACGCCGAAGTAATCGGCGATTTTTTTTGCGGTTTCGGCATGAACGGTTTTCTTCCGCCCCATTTTTAAATCGGTAATCAGCCCCTTGCTAATCTGAGTTTCAACGCACATTTTCCCGGGCTTGATTCCTCGATCATCACAAAGGGATTTGATATTTTCATATAAAGTGGACAAAATCACACCCCCGTTTTGTGCATGACCACAAAAGTACTCGATTGGGTGAAATTTTGCTTGAAAAGTACCCTAACAAGTGCTAAGATACAAGCATGGACATACCCCTTCAAGTACTTATTCTGTTTGGTGGCACTTTCATTATAAGTACTTTTCGGGGAACTGTCAAGGACTTTTGTGAAAGGATGGGGCAAACAGACACGGCCTGCCCCGTGATGCCACACAGGACAGGCCGCGCACACTTGACCCTTCCGCACCGGCATTGTCAGGCTGCACCATTATCATGCTCACGGTTTGCCGTGCAGCCGCCGAAAGGCAACTCACGGCCCGGCTCCGACGGGCTGATCTCCCCGCTGGGCATCAGCGGGGCTGCCGATGCGGGATGCCTACTACGGACGCGACCCGGCGGCGAATGCCGCACCAAAGGCAACGGCGGGATGGTTCCCGCCAAGGATCTGGGACAGGCACACAGCCTTGAAAAGGAAAAGAGCGAAAGCAAAGTAGAAGTCTACCGCTGCGCTGGCATCTCCGGTCATGGCTATGCACCCCCTTTCTGTAGCCCAGGCGTATTCACCCGAAAAGCGGGCTGGCCCCATCCTATCACAAAAGTTCCAAAAAGTAAACGAAAGGAGGACGGGATGGACGAACGAATTGAGTGGGGACCTCGCAAGCGGTACGCATACGAAGCGGCCAAGCAGACCGGGCTTTGCGGAGACAACGCAAAGGATGCCGCACGGTTTCAGCTTTTCTGGCAGGTGTATCTGGATACGTCCAGTGACTTTGAAGCCGCGCAGCAGATTTACACACTGTCACTGCTTGATGATGAGCGTGAGAAGCGAGCTGATGACTGCGCTTACTATCGAAAGAACAATCGTAATAATGCGATCCTTCTTACGCTCTGCTTTCTCATTGGCGCGGCGGGCGGCATCATCGCGCGCCTGCTGTAAGGCTTCGGCAAAATTTCCAAAAAGTAAACGAGAAAGGAGACAGAAAGCGTGTTTTACGAGCACATGAAGGCAGTATGCAAGAAAAAGCACACCAGCCCGTCGGCGGTGTGTCTGGCGCTGGGGATGAGCAAGAGCAACGTGACCAACTGGAAGAACGGCGGATGGCCCCGGTTGGACGTGGTGATGGAAATGGCGAAGGTGCTGAACGTTCCTCCGGCACGGCTGATCCCGAAGGAGGACAAATGAGCGCGAAAAATGCCCCGTCCGGCGTTGCAGACCGGGCGGAGCGTAAGCAGAACAAAGGGAGTTGTTCTTGTGCTGAGTATAGCACAGGAACCGCCGAATTGCAAATCATAATTTTTGCCGAATGTGGGAATTTATTTCCAGTACGAAATGGAGGTAAAAACATGACATTTGAAGAAGTGGCTTTGATGCTTTGGGCGCGGCAAAACCATTTGGAGATCGTTTCTGTGCGGTTTGTGCCGAAGGAAGAGGGTAAGCAGGAGGAGGAGAAGAAATGAGCTGGAACCTGTTTTTTATGAATCTGGGCGTGGCGTATGCGGCCACTTGGGTATTCAAAATCGTTGACCTGATTGAAGGAGGGGACCCGCATGAGAAAGCATGACCGACGCACCAGAGAGCAGCGGAAGGCGGACGCCTCCGCATGGATGGGCTTTATAAGTTTTCTGGCCCTGCTACTGATTACCATTGCGTACATGGTGGTGAGCGCGCGATGAACAGAAAGAACCGGCATGAGCGCCATCCGCTGGATCTCTGCCCGGTGTGCGGCATGGACAGCGGTGAGCGGGTGCAGTCCACGGACGCACCGTTTAAGCACTATGTACGGTGTTCCACCTGCGGCGCTATCACAGCGGGTTACGCCCAGCAATCCAACGCCACGAAGGCGTGGAAGAGAGGGGATGCGTGGAAATGAAAATTTATCCGGTGTGCGCGAGATGTTCCATCGTCATGAACCCCCACCCGCTTGACGATGTGGCTCCGGGGTTTTTGATCAACGGCGAGTGCTACTGCCCGGAGTGCGCGAAGGATTGGCTCAAGGATGAAGTTGACAGCGATCCGGAAGCCGTGGCACGGGCCATGGGGATCGCGATCATCGACATCCCGGAGGACTGATATGAACCAGTGTGAGCGGATCTTGAAGTATCTGGATGAACACGGCAGTATCACACGGGCCGAGGCCATGAGCGAGTGCGGGATCGCCAATTTCACGGCGCGGGTCTCTGATTTGCGGCGGGACGGCGTGGCGCTGGACGTGGAAACGGTCACACAGAAGAACCGCTACGGCGAGACCGTGCGGTTTGCGAGATACAGGAGGAAAGAAAATGGCACTGAAATCATTTAACGAGTTAATTAAAATCGATGTGCGTCCACAATGCGATACGCGGGATGCCAAAGACGAAAACGGCAAGACAATCAAAGTCCCGTATTTGAGTTGGGGCAAATGTGTGAAGCTGCTGCACGAAAACGGAGCAAATGATGTGTGGTATGCGCCGGTGGAGTGCCCAACCACTCACACTTATCTTTGGCCCCAAGCAAAAGTGTCCACCAGCAAAGGGCGCGATACGGAATGCTGGTTTGTGCGGGTGTTGATCCACATTGATGATTTGGAATTTGTATACGATACGCCGCTGCTGAATGGATCCCTGGTGGTTTACACTGACACTCTGAACCAGCTGCGGATCAACAATGCCCTTGCCAGAGCATTTGTGAAGGGCGTTGCCATCAGAACCGGTCTTGGATTTGACTTATGGGCGGAATCCGATGCGGATGACGGCGAGGATGATTTGAGCCGTCATAGCATCTGGGCCATCAAGGAGAGACTGGAACGGCTCATTACGGCAAAAGAGCAGCGGGGTCTTGACCACAAAGATCTGCTGCACGCTTTGAATATCAACGAAAAACAGTTAGGCACAATGCTTGGATATTTCGCAACGATTGATAAGCTGGAAAAGGCTGTGATGCGGCTATGATCCACAACCATGACCGGAGCGGATGGTTTGGGGCATCAGACACAGCAATCATCATGGGTCGGTGGGACACGGAAACATTCCGCCGCTGGTGGCTGCAAAAAATAGGGATTCGTAAAGAACACTTTACGACGCCCGCCATGCAGGCCGGAACGGCATATGAGCATCGCATCTTGTCAGCAATTGGCGTAAGAACTATGGACAAGCAGATTCGCATACGGCGATATCGGCTGCGGGTAAATTATGACGGCGAGTTTCCGGATACGATCATTGAGGTAAAAACCTACGGGAAACCGGTATTTAAGGTCAGCAAAGCATATTGGCAACAATGCCAGGTTGAAATGTTTGCCAGCGGCTACGGTTTTTGGAGACATCGGAAGCGATGCAACATTGTGGCATACCGTTTGACTGAGGCCGAAATGCAGAATTACTTTTTGGCAGTGGACACCCGGCGATTATCCAGCCATGAAGTCCAGTATGATGAGTGTTGGGTGAGAGACGCGTATTTGCCAAGGCTTCGGTATTTGGCAAGATGCTTGCGGACAGGGCATTGGCCCAGCATGGAGGAATTTTATGCAACTGGTTAACACCAAGGCGTTCCGCTGGACGATGGATGCCACCGGTGATTGGTTGTGCGTCCAGACCAACAAGGCGCGACAGGTGCTTGACGCACTGAAAGAGGGTCAAGTCTATGACGTGGAGATCAAGGAACACCGGGAGAAGCGGAGCCTCGATGCGAATGCGTACTTCTGGGTTCTGGTTGACCGGCTGGCTGAAAAGCTGCGGATTCCCAAGACGGATATTTACCGGAGATACATTCGGGAGATCGGCGGCAATCATGAAATGGTCTGCGTGATCGATTCAGCCGTGGAAAAGCTGCGGAACGGGTGGGAACACAATGGGCTTGGCTGGCAGACGGATACCATGGCAAGCAGGATCCCCGGCTGCACCAACGTGATTTTGTATTACGGCTCCAGCACCTACAACACCCGGCAAATGTCACATTTGATCGATATGGCGGTGCAGGACTGCGTGGAGCAAGGTATCGAGACCCTGTCTCCGGACAAGCTGGCGGGGATGATGGAGGAATGGGGATGCACAAAATGACAAAGGCCACGTCCATTTCGCAATCCGTGAAGGTTGTTGTATGGGCGCGGGACAATCACCAGTGCGTGATTTGCGGGTCTCCCGCAGGTGCGCCGGTGGCCCATGTGGTACGGCGTTCGCAGGGCGGCAGAGGGATCGAGCAGAATATTGCAACCCTCTGTCCCCACTGCCACCGCCTGTTTGACGAGGGACCATTGAGAGACCGCGAGCGCATCTACGTGCGGCTGGTGGCGCACCTGAAAGCATTTTACCCGGATTGGAACCGGGAGGACATGATTTACAGAAAGGGCGAACATTTATGCTGAACAGAATTATTGTGATGGGCCGGATGACCCGTGACCCTGAATTGCGCCGCACCAACAGCGGCACGGCGGTCGCATCCTTCACCGTGGCGGTGGATCGGGATTTCAAGTCCCAGTCCGGCGAGAAGGAAACGGATTTTATCGATGTGGTGGCATGGCGCAACACAGCCGAATTTGCGAGCAAGTATTTCTCTAAGGGCCGCATGGCCGTGGTGGAGGGCCGCCTGCAGATCCGTGACTGGACGGACAAGGACGGCAACAAGCGCCGCAGTGCCGAGATCGTGGCCGACAGCGTATACTTTGGCGATTCCAAGCGGGACGGCGGCGACACGGTGCAGAGCGAACCGCAGAGCGAACCGCAGAGCGGTTTCAGCGAGGTTGAGGATGATGGATTATCTTTGCCGTTTTAGGAGCAAGTATATGGAGCAATGGAGAAATATCCCCGGATATGAGGGGATTTATCAGGCATCAAATATTGGGAGAATAAGAAGTTCTCCCAATAAAGTAACGTCAAACGCAAAATATACCCGTCGGGTATGGAAAACTCGTGTTTTGAAGCCAAAAGCCGAAGGGCGTGGGGATCTGCGAGTGTCCCTTTGGAAAGATGGGAAATGTAAAGATTTTCTCGTTGCTAGGCTTGTTGCTATGGCATGGTGCCAAGGATACGGCGAAAATATGACGGTTAATCATATTGATGGGAATTTCTTAAATAA